GGAACAATTACAACAGCAGATGCTACAAATCCTAGAATTGATCGCGTTTGTTTAACAGTTGCAGATTCAGCCTACACAGGATCAACAAACACAGTAACCGTAAATGTTGTAGCGGGAACTCCAGCAGGTAGTCCAACTGCCCCAGCAACTCCAACTAATTCTATTTCTCTTGCTACCGTAGCGGTGGCTGCTGGCGCTACCACAATCGTAAACGCAAACATTACAGATACAAGAGTTCGCACTGAGATAGATGAGGTAGTTTTAGGCGCTTCAACCAACGCGCTTGTGCCAGTTCGCATACAATTATTAGCAGGTCAAACAGGTAACGCATTACAGATTGTAAATAGTTCAGGAACAGTCCTGAACGGATTTGATTCTAGTGGTAATCTACTCACAGGTGGCATAGACGCTGCAAGTCTTGAATACGAGTTCATTATGGGAGCATACTAAATGGCAACTAATACCCCAGCAGTCTTTTACAGAGGCAACCCTGCTTTAGGCACAACCAATACATCAAGAGCGGTGTCTAATAAAGCACTTACTTCTAACTTAGCCACGATTACTACAAGCACAAATCATGGTATTACAAATGTAGGAACTTTAGTATCTATTCAAGGCGTAGATACAAACCTAGATGGTCTGTATCCTATTTTTACAATTCCTGCTAACAACACTTTTACTTTTGTTAAAACAACAAGCAATATTACTTCTGCTGCCGTAACTCCAAATGCTTCTGCCATATTTAATACTTTAACTGCCTCTGCAACTGCTGGCACTATTACTAATAATGCTATCGTAAATTACACCGCAATTATTACAACTACCGCAGCGCATGGTTTAGCAATAGGAGATATTGTTAGAGTAAATACTGGAACAACAGGAACAGACGGAGTATTTTCCGTTACCGCAATTCCTTCATCAACCATATTTACTTTTATTACTTCAACGCAAACACTTGCTTCCGCAGCCATTTCGCAAGGTGCGTTTGCTAAGTTCCCTGATGTTTATACTTTAGCAGCCTCAACAAGCGGTATTGTTACAGATGTTATTATTACTAATCCAACTGCTTCTAGTTGTTTGGCTTACGCAACAATAGATAATATAAACTTTTTAGACGCAACAACTATTGCAGCAAATCAAACAACTACATTTAATATGAAACAATTTTTTGCAACAACTAAAAAATTATCAGTTGCAACAAATATTCCACAAGCAGATGTAATGATTTCAGGAATTACAATAGTCTAATGGGTTTAATAGCCAATATTCCTAATGCCGTTGCTGGTGTTAAATTTCAAGAATTACTCACTACATCAGGCACTTATGTTACTAAAGCAACTGCGCTTGTTCCACAAATACTTTATGTTTTAGCCGTAGGTGGTGGAGGCGGAGGTGGCGCAGGAGGTTCCTCAAATACTTATAGCGCTAATGTTGTTGGTGGTGGTGGTGGTGGTGGTGGAGCGGGATATTTAAGTTTTGGTCAACTTTCTATTTTAGGAAATACGGCTTATACAATTGGTGCGGGTGGAACTGCTGCGCCTGGCACTTATCAAGCCTATGGTTCTGCACAACCCACAGGTGGTACTGGCGGAACAACTACCATGCTTACGATTACTGCAAATGGTGGTGTTGGTGGTTCGGGCGGAGCAAATGTTTACAATAATCGCGGGGGTAATGGCGGTAATGGTGGTTCAGGCGGTGGTAGCGGAGCAAATGGCGCACAAAGCATTACTAGCCCTGTTAATGCAATGGTTGGTGGTAATGGTGGTAATTCAGGTTTAGCAGGAACTACTGGTACTCTATGGAATCAAGGTGGAAACCGTGCTTATACTAACGGTACTAGCACTGGTCAAGCCGCTTTTACTGGTTTAGCAGGTGGTGGCGGAGGCGGAGGCGCAACTTCAGGTTTAAATGGTTCAGTATCAGCAGCCTCAACTGGGGGAACTGGCGGTAATGCTTTATTAGGCACAACGGGTACTGGCGGTAATGGTGGTGCTGGTGTTGTTTCAACTGGTGCAAACATAACAGGAAACGCTGGTTCTGCTGCAACTGGATATGCGTCAGGCGGTGGCGGTGGTAGTGGTTCATTTAGAGTAAGTGGCACCCCTGGTGGCGTAACCCCCGCAGCAGGTGGCGCTGGCACACAGGGTTACATAGTTCTTTATTATTAAAAATAATTATGTGGGCAACGGTAGATAAACAAACACAACAAGTTGTTGGCATGGTGCAACCAACAGCCACGCAAGAAGAAATAAATGAAGCGTACAAACTTTTTGATTTAATAGAAATGACGGTAGATAACAGCCCCGCCTACTTGAATGGCTATTACATAAATGGTAGATTTACTAAACCCACTAAAGGAGTTTAAATGGCTAATTTTGCAGTAGTTGAAAACAGTATAGTTATCAATGTTATAGTGGCTGAAAGTCAAGAAATAGCAGACGAAGTTGTTGGCACAACCTCTAATAATGATATAGCGGTTTATTTAGATGAAGATGATCGTTATGTAACTATGGGTTGGACTTACGAAAATGGACAATTTATTGCGCCTCCTGCACCTGAGCCTTCACCCCCACCAACTAAAGAAAAATAAATATGAAAAGCGAAGGCAAACGCTATCATTTTTTAGCAGGGTTACCACGGTCAGGTAATACTTTATTATCTGCAATCCTAAATCAAAACCCGCAAATATACTCTAGCCCGCTAAGCCCCTTAGACGGTTACTACTATAATTTAGAAAATAAAATGCAAACTGATGAACATGTCATTAGGAATATAAATAACGACAATTCAAAAGAAATCTTTAAAAATTTAATCGTTAATTATTATCAAAACATAAATAAGCCCATAATTATTGACAGAGAAAAAGCGTGGGGTGTAGGAGAAAACTTAAATTTAATAAAAAAATATATTACGCCAACACCTAAAATAATCTTTACAACAAGACCAATAATAGAAATATTGGCTTCATTTATTACCGTATTACCTGAACATTCGTACATAGATATAGAAATGCAAAATACCCGTTGGTGGTATAAAGATTATTTAACTAAAGACGATAATAGGTGTGATTATTTAATGAAGGCTTATGGGGGAATAGACCAAACATTACTTACCTTTAATGAAATAAAAAAACCCGAAAACAAAGATATATTTTGTTTAGTCAAATATGACGATTTAACAAACAACCCCCAAGACACTATAAAGAATATTTACAACTTTTTAGAATTACCTGATTACAAACACGATTTTAACAAAATACAAAAATTAGAAAAAGATAATGATGAGGTGTTAGGACACCCAAGTAATCTGCACGAAGTTAGACCTAAACTTAAAAAAGTAAGCAAAGACCCTAAAGAAGTTTTATCGGAATATGTAATCAACAAATACTCAAACATAGGCTGGGAGGCGTAATGATAATACAAATAATAGGACAGGCTGGTTCTGGTAAAACAGTATTAGCCGAAGCGTTAGCAGACCGCATAAACGCTATACACATAAACGCAGATAAAGTTAGAACAGGGCTAAATAAAGATTTAGGTTTTGAGTTAAAAGACCGTATTGAGAATGCAAGGCGATTAGGCGAATTGGCAAGACTATTAGAAAATCAAATAGTTATAGTGGATTTTATATGCCCAACAAAAGAAACAAGAGAGGCGTTTGGCAAGCCTAATCTTTTAATTTGGGTTAATAGAATTCAAGAAGGGCGTTTTGAGGACACAAATAAAATGTGGCAAGACCCAACAGATTGTGATTTAGAAATTAAAGCAGGGCTAACGGTAGATCAAGAAGTGCAACTTATTATTAAACAATTTGAGTTGCCTGATTGGAAAGCACCTACTACTCTTTTGCTTGGGCGTTATCAACCTTGGCATGAAGGACACGAAGCACTAAAGGAGAAAGCGCATGAGCGAACAGAACAAGTTGTTGTTGGCGTTAGGGATACTTATGGCACTAGTGAAAAAGATCCTTTACCCTTTAAGGTGGTTGCTGAGAGGATACGAACCGCCACACGGTCACCTTTTGTTGTAAAAATGCCAAACATTACAAACATAGTTTATGGCAGAGATGTCGGATACAAAATTGAACAAGTGGATTTAGGAGCAGAAATACACGCTATATCCGCGACAGAAAAAAGAAAAGAACTGGGCTTATGAAAGTAACTAAAGCGCGGTCTTTTACTAAGTCTTTAAGTTACAGAATATTTGGAACTCTAAGTTCATGGCTAGTGGTTTATGTAATTACAGGCAAAGGCAGTTTGGCTACGCTCATAGCCTTTTGGGAAACGGTAGTAAAGGTTGTTATCTACTATTACCATGAAAGAGCATGGAACAAAATTCGTTGGGGTAGAATTACATAATGACTACTACCTATCGGTATATTTTTGCTGATTTATTAACTAATGACATATTAGGAGAACTCCCTTTAACGGGCGTATCTTTTAACCAACAGTTAAACCACGCTGGAACTTTACAAGGGCATTTACTTTTATCAGGTCTTAGCGGCTATAAATTTAATGTTGATGCCTCAACCATACCTGGTAGATGCGTTCTTTATGTAGATCGTAATGGCGAAATTGTATGGGGCGGAATTATTTGGTTCCGAGAATACAACAGCGCTGAACAAAAATTAACTTTAACAGCCCGTGAATTTGAATCTTATTTTGAGCGCAGACGCATAACGGCAGATGTTGTATTTACAAATGTAGATCAATTAACTATTGCTCAATCACTTTTTAACACAGCCCAGGCTGCTGCTTTTGGAAATGTTGGGGTAGTTATTCCTACAAATACATCAGGCGTTTTAGTTACTAGAACTTATTATGGTTATGAACTTAAACAAGTTTATGGAGCAGTTCAAGATCTATCAAGAGCCTTAGATGGTTTTGATTTTCTAATTAATTGCTCCTATTCAAGTGGCAATATAATTAAAACTTTAGAACTAGGTTATCCGCGTATCGGAACTGTTTATAGTGTTAATGACCCTTTTGCAATTGTATTTAATTTTCCTGCTGGCAATATTGTTGAATATGTATATCCTGAAGATGGGTCAATTGCCGCTAACACGGTTTACGGCATAGGCGCTGGATCTAACGAAGGTAAATTACTTTCTACACAATCAGATGCAACCAAATTTACAGAGGGCTGGGCATTGCTAGAAGATCAGGCTAATTATTCAGATGTAACAAATGCAACATTACTAGCAGAATTAACCGAAGGCCAAGTAAACGGTTTATCTTACCCACCAACAACAATAAAAGCAGTTGTTCCTGCTTTTACTGCTCCTGTATTTGGAACTTACAATGTTGGTGATGATGCCCGCATAATAATTACAGATAGCCGTTTTCCAACAGGGCTAGATGAAATTTATAGAATTGTGGGCTTGAATGTACAGCCAGGCGAAGATGGGCCAGAGCGCGTTACAATTACGCTAACTAATACAAGTAATTGAGGCAACATGGCATACATAAATCAACCGCCTGATCTAAGAACTATCCAATCAGACATGGATAGCAGAGTTCGCAAATTAGAAACAGCCGTAAGGTTCACTGCTCCAAGCGTAACTACTGATCCAGTCAATGCTCGCACTGGTGATATTTGGTACAACACCACAACGGGTAATTTAAAAACTTTATTATCTGCCGTACAAACTATATCTACAAGCGCGTTTGCTACTACCTTTACAGCGTTACAAACATTTTCTCAGGGCATAAGCGTTGCTAACGGAGCAACAATAAGTAGCGGTAATTTAACGGCAAGTACAGGCAACATTTCTGCTACGGCTGGAAGCGTAAGTGCTGGAACAACCGTCACAGCAGGAACGGGTATGACATCAACAACAGGTAACATAACTGCAACCGCAGGTAGTTTTATTGCAACCGCAGGAGGTTTAACGGCAAGCGTAGGAACGGTATCGGCTGCTAATTTAACATCTACTGGCACAACAACAGTAGGCACATTTAATTTTTCTACAACAACAACGGCAGCAACAGTAGGCGCTGCGGGTGCAGCAAGCGCATTACCCGCAAATCCAGTTGGGTATGTAATAATTAAAATTGCAGGTACGGATTACAAAATTCCATACTATAATATGTAACTATTACCACTACCCGAAAGATTACAATGACCACAAACGAATGGGCTGGATTAGCAGTTAGCGTATGCACTTTAGTTGGCACACTTGCAATGGTGGTCAGACATTTAGTAAAACATTATTTATCAGAACTCCGCCCGAACGGAGGCTCTAGCCTCAAAGACACCGTTAATTTATTAGAACAAAAAGTAGAATTATTAACTGACTTAGTAAAAGAAGCATTAAAAAAATGAGCGTAGCCAGCATAGCCGATTCACAAATAGGTTATTCTGAAACAGGCGATAACAGCACTATGTACGGAAAATGGTACGGTTTAGATAAACAACCATGGTGCGCTATATTTGTATCTTGGTGTTATGCACAAGCAGGGTTAAGTAAAAATATTGCGGCACAAAATTCTAAAGGGTTTGCTTCATGTGATGCTGGACTTAAATGGTTCGCTAAGCGAAACAAATTAGTACCAGTGGGAGAGGCGCAGGAAGGCGATATTGTTTTTTTCCAGTTTGATAATGATGCTGAACCCGATCATGTAGGCATTGTTCAAAAGAATTGGAAAAGAAAAAACACATTAATTACTGTTGAAGGCAACACATCAGACAAAGGTTCCCAGGCAAACGGTGGGGCCGTGTATGCTAAGAAGCGGGCCTACTCCCTTGTTTTGGGTGTAGCCAGACCATAAGGAGAAATATGAAAATCAAGATTGATGAAACAAAAAAGAAAATGCTAAAAAGTTATTTGCGGGCGGTTATTGCCTCTGCTTTTGTTTTAATATTGGCTTTAGTAGCAGATGTTAAGCCTGAGATTGCGGTATTGCTTGGGGCTTTACTCGCTCCAGTCGCCAAATACATTGATCCCTCAGAAACCGATTTTGGAATTATTGCTGAAAAATCAATGGCCCAACTAAAGAAAACAAAGAAGAAGGCCGAATAGATTTCCCGCCTCCATGGGAAAAAGCACCTGAGTATGTGTCTAAACTACTCATTTACACTTTCTAGGGTAAAGTTTGTACAAGGAGGCAACTATGGGAATAGCAAATAAGTTAGATCAATTAGCAGTAAATAGAAAAAACACCTCAGTGTGCGCATATCAAACACTTTATGATTCATTGCCAAAAGAAGATCAAGTTGCTTTAGATGAAGCCTGGGCTAAAAACTATTCAATAAATATTATTTTAACTGCAATAAGATCTGAAGGCCACAAGACCAGCAACGAAACTTTAAGAGCGCATAAAAATAGAGTGTGTAAATGTCATCAAAAATAAATAAAATACTAGAAGATAGGGAGGTTCAATATGGAGATGCTAGACGCAATTTCACTAATATTGGCATTGGTTGGGGAGCAATTCTTGGCGTTGATTCTATTCCTGCTCATGTTGTTGCTTTAATGTACGATTTTGGTAAAACAATAAGATGTACGGTGAATCCAGAACTAGAAGATAGTTGGCTGGACAAAGAAGGATATACCAAACTAGGCAGAAAAATAATTACAAATGAGCCTTAAAGATAAATTTGAAGAACTGCCTGATGACATTGAATCTTCTGATGTAAAAGAATTACGCAGTGCTTTATTGCGCGTACAAAAACAATTAAAGCAAGCCAAGGAACGCACCGAAGATCTTGTTCACACAACACAACAAGCAGCCTATGATGCCATGCTTACATTTGGAAAAATTACACCAGTACAACAACCGTCACCAGATAAAAGAAACGCAAAACCCGAAGTTGCTTTATGGCACATGACAGATTGGCAAGGCGCAAAACGGACACCCTCTTACAACAGCGAAGTAATGCGCAAAAGAGTTTTAGAGTTTTGCGAAAAAGCCGTACGCATTACAGACATACAGCGCAAAGATCACCCTGTTAAAGAAGTGTTTGTTTGTTTTGGCGGTGACATGGTTGAAGGTTTATTTAATTTTCCTGGTCAAGCGTTTGAAATTGATTCAACTTTATTTGAACAATATGTAAATGTATCTAGGCTAATTGTTGATGTAGTACGCCACGCATTAACAAACTATGAAAAAGTTACGGTAGTTCCTGAATGGGGAAACCATGGAAGAATTGGATCTAAGCGCGACAATGTACCGAGATCAGACAATTTTGACCGCATGTGTTATGAGTTAGCAAAACAATTATTAGAACATGAAAAGCGTTTAACATGGCAAGACTGCCCAGAAGATATACAGCGTATTGAAATTGGTAATTACCGAGCATTATTAATTCATGGTGATGAAGTAGGCCGTAATGGTTTTGCATCACCTACTGCAATTGTTGGACATGTTTCCCGTTGGCTATCGGGTTCTTACCCTTGGCATTTTAGAGATTGTTATATTGGGCATTACCACACACACAATGAATGGGCGCTACCAAATGGATTAGGTTCTGTATTTCAAACAGGATCAACAGAATCAGAAAACCGCTACGCGGGAGTTATGTTGGCTGCTAGCGCTACACCATCACAGCGTTTGCACTTTATTGATCCAGTTAAAGGCCGTGTTACAGCAGCATATAAAGTTTGGCTTGATTAAATAACATTGATTTACACTGTCAAATCATGTCTTGCATTTCAAGTTTGCGGGCGTGTCATGCGTAGATATTTTTAAAAACATTACATTTTTTATTTTTTAAAAAGTGCCAAAAGTATAATTATCCATGTACTAGAAAATATCTAGTAACAATGGAGGCAATATGCAATGTCCTAAATGCAATAAAAAAATGACTGATGGTTATAGAATAATATTAGGTGGAAAAAAACCAATGCAACCTTATTGGTTTTGTGTTGATTGGAAAAATTGCAAATACGAAATGTTACGAAAGTAATAACTTAATCATCATCATCAAGCGTTTCAACTAAACACTTGCCGTTGCGGTGTTGAATCCCTACTTGGACTTTACCGCCTGAGTAGGGATCACGCTTTATTGCAATCTCTACCGCTCTAACTGCAATTGCAACTGCATCTTCATAGGAAGATTTTTCTTCTACCTGGTAAGCGTCTAAAGCGCCCATAGCGTAGGAGCCGCCAGAGCCAGCAGAATAAATAGATCCCGCAGTACGCTCCCAAGCATAAGAAGAATCAATACTATAAATTACACCCCGCACACCAATTAATAAATCATTATCAAAACTTGCAATATCGCCATCATCTTTCATGTCATAACCAGAGGCAATAAAATGTTTACGCATAGCAGGTATAAAAACTTTAGTAATAAATTTATCTAAATTGTGTTGAGGCGGGCGCGGAGGTGTCCAACCAAAAGCCAATAAATTTTGACCACGGCACAAGCCAGCCGAAGCAAATAGGTACCCGTTGTTTAAGTTTATTTTGCCAGTTGGGGAGATGTCATATTTGCGGAATGAATCTGTTGCTTGCGAATCAGCCGCAATAATGCACCACTCTTTATTCTGGATTGCTACCAGCGTGGTCATCTAAGCCCTCTCCCTAGACCCTTATTTTCTCATGCCACGCGCCCCTTGGGGTGCTTGTAATTGACGGTGGTGGTCTATACCCTAATCCTACCCAGAGCCAAAAGGCTCAACAAATTATGGAGGATAGATTATGGCTGGAAATTAC